GGAAGGTTTAGGCTTTATCTTACCGGGCAAAGAAGATTTACACGGCAAACGCTTTGGACAGTTCCTCATTGAAGCTATCAAAGACCGGATTATGTACGACAACAACCCGCTTGATGATTCCCACGTTGTCCACGCAATTTTATACATGGACGACCAAACTCTCATTGATACGATTCATCAGTACCATGCCCTGCTTCAGTCACATGATTTAACGGGGTTTCAACATAAGGCAACGGAGGAAAAGAAATGACAAAGCCAACAGGTAGACCGACAAAGTATACAGATGAACTTGCCGCAAGGATATGTGAGGAGATAGCTCTAGGTTCTTCACTACGGAGCATATGTAAGTCTGAGGACATGCCGGGAATGTCTACGGTATTTACTTGGTTGAAAGAACACATAGACTTTCAAGAGCAATACGCGCGTGCGAAGGAGGTTCAAGCCGACACATATGAGGACATGATGATTGATACTGCCCGTACAGAGGAAGATGTGCAGCGTGCTCGCCTTATTGTAGACACGATGAAGTGGACGGCATCCAAGCTCAAACCAAAGAAGTATGGCGAGAAGATAGACATGACGACTGACGGCAAGCCACTTCCAGCCCCTATTTATGGCGGACTGAGCATACAAAACCAAGAGAGCGATAATGGTGCAGTATAAGACCTGTTCACTATGCGGAGTGGCTTACAACACCAGAGCAAAACACTGTGAAGAGTTGTGGTGCATCGATAGGGTAAAGTTTGAGCATCCTGACCTATTTCCCCGTTCTATATCTCGTATAGAGAAGAAGGCGGAATCACCTATAAGAATCAAGAAGTCAACGGCAATCCCTGTCCATAGGATTAGGTGGATGTCGGCTAGGTCTCGTGCTAATAAAAAGGGGCTTGATTTTAACATCACAGAGGAGTTAGTTGAACAGATCATAAATAGTCCCTGCTCTTACTGTAATAGCAGCGACAAATTGTCTGAGATAGACAGGATGGATAGCTCTCTCGGATATATTGTTGGCAATGTTACCCCAGCATGTCGTAGGTGTAACACTATCAAGAATAACGTTGTCAGCTTCGATGAGATGGTTGCTATCGCCAAGATACTCGGGTGGAATACATGAAATATTCAGACACGACAGCCACTAAAAAGATATTCAGCCTGACTAAGCGCCTCCGCTTTATATGCGGCGGTACATCAGCGTCTAAGACCATCTCTATCCTGTTTTGGATTATTGATCGAGCCTTAGCCTATCCGCCTGCTAATAACGGTCAGACAGAGCTCATATCAATTGTCTCTGAGTCATTCCCGCACCTTCGCCTCGGTGTCATGGCAGACTTTGAGAACATCATGCGCGATCGTGGCTACTGGGATGATTCCTGCTGGAACAAAACCATTTCCACCTACACGTTCCCCACTGGCTCAAAACTTGAGTTCTTCTCCACAGACTCAGGAAAAGCACACGGCCCACGCCGCGACATCCTATTCGTGAATGAGGGCAACAACATTGAGTACAAAGTATTCGATCAGTTACGTGTCCGTACTAAGAAGATTATATGGGTGGACTGGAACCCATCAAATGAGTTTTGGTACTACACCGAGCTAAAAGACAATGTAGACCACGACTTCCTCACTCTCACTTACAAGGATAATGAGGCGCTTGACAAAAACATTGTAGAGGACATTGAATCCCATAAAGGCAACAAGAACTGGTGGACAGTCTACGGCCTTGGTCAACTTGGTGAGGTTGAAGGCAAGATTTATTCAGGTTGGCAAATCATTGATGAGATACCATTTGAAGCCCGCTTGGAGCGCTATGGCCTGGACTTTGGCTATTCACAAGACCCGGCAGCAATCGTGGCGGTGTACTACTACAACGGCGGATATATCTTAGACGAAATCACTTACCAGAGGGGATTAAGCAACCGCAGGCTTGCGGACATCATCAAGAACCTACCAATCGCTACTGTTGTCGCTGATTCAGCAGAACCAAAGAGTATCGATGAAATTAAAGAATATGGCGTCATGGTGATTCCAGCCAACAAGGGCCAGGGCTCAATCAACCAAGGGATTAGCTACCTACAAGACCAGAAGATAAGCATGACGAAGCGGTCAGTCAACCTGATTAAAGAGTACCGCAATTACCTTTGGAAAACAGACAAAGTCGGCAAAATATTAACAATTCCTGAGGGAGGGCTTGACCACGCACTTGACGCCGTCCGGTACGCGATGGAGACACTGCGGCCAAAACAAACAGTCAAAGTACCACAATACAAACCACTAAACTTCACCGTATAAGGAGCAGCATGAACGAACTACAAGACATCTCAAGCGAAGTCACGGACAAATTCTACGAGACATTCACTAAAGGGCAAATCCTTGGCTATCAAAAGGACGGGGTAGTGACGCATTACAAAATCGTCAGGCTCGACAAGCGCCGCAAGATCGTGAAGGTACGCGAGACAAAACTATATACCGAAGATGAGCTGAAGCGGCATTTGGAGGACACAAAGTGAGTGATAATGAAATCCTTGAACGTGCGATACGTAAGGCCATTGATAATGGATGGTGGCCATTCCGCCCACTTGATAGAAGGTTCAAAGAGGGTGGCAATAATCAGGCATGGTTCAGTCGGTTCTACACAGTTGACGCCTTTGGCATACGCAGTAAAGATAAGGATTGGGACTACGACTGTCTTGAATGCTATGCACCTGCGTATCCCTTGAATGAATTTATCTTCAACCACGATTTTGCCAAAGCACTATGGGGTGATGAGACAAAATACACCCGTCTTGAAGCAAAAGACATTGGGATTAAGTTAAGTTCAGACAGCATATATGCGATTAAAAAGCTTGGATGGAAGCACCACCTTATGCAGATGGTAGTTGCCGACTACCCAATTGAGTACCTTAAAAACCACATGGAGGACACAAAATAACATGAGGGACATGGACTTTGGCAAAAGGGTAACCGAAGAGTCGTACTTTAATGGCAAGGTAGCAAAAAAGCGAGTGACCATCTCAGTGCCAATTCTAGTACAGGATAGAAACCAAGCGCTAACAGAGATGATTAAAAGCCTTGACGTTATGTCTAAGCACGAAACAGATGAAGTAACTTTGAAGATTGAGAATGATAAACGATCAGGTTTAATTCGAAGGATAACGAAAACGTATACAGTTGATGAATAATTGTGGTATAATAGATAACATAAAGACATGCCTCGTCGTAGATTGTCGTATAAGGACATTCTACGGTGGCAATCTACCTCGAACCGTCTGAACTCAAAGAAACATACCTTGAGGCAGAACGAGCCCATGCCGAATGGATTAAACCATTCAACGAGTACGAGCGACTCGCGGGCAACAAAATATCCAAAACAATCGGTAAGAATATGCCCCGTGTTAATGACGGGTCACTTGCTGCTTCTTTATTAGAGACTCCAATGAATGTCCTCCCGTCAATGCAGACGGGAAAGTTCAAGTCTATGAATCGCAAGACGGCATGGCTTGATGAAATTGCTAATATCATCTTTAGAACTAAGATTATCCCAAATGCCAACACCCAGGCATCATTCTTTGACAAGGAACAGATTGCTCTTTACCGTGCCCTGAAATACGGTGCGCAACCTCGTTATAACTTCTTTGTATCGAACGAGACTTATACTGGCTCAGACTGGTCACTCCCCTACATCAAGAACCTCAAACTTGAGCCTGGAAAGTTCTCAGTTGAGGACTGTGACTATGTTTTCCTTGATATTTATTTCACAAAGTTGCAGCTCAAGAAGCTTGCTGACCAGGTGAAACAAGACGCTAAACTTGCCAAAAAAGAAGGCCGTAAAGCTGATACATCATGGAACCTCGATAGCCTTAATAAACTTATCGCACTCACTAACCAAGACAAAGAGTCAAAAGACCAAAACATCAACGAACGCGATAAGAATATTAACGCCGCCGGTATTCAAACCACCGTTTGTTTCCAACGTGGCGTTGGTGCACCGTTTTATATGTTCTCAAAGCACCTTGAGGCAAGCGAAATTGTTCGCGAGTGGAAGAACCCAGACCCAACCGGCGACCTACCTATTACGATGCAATATTGCTATGAAACCCTGGAAAGCCCATACGGTATTGGTCGTGTTGAACTCGCCGGCCCAACCCAAAACGTCCTTGATTTCATGACGCAGGCCCATGTGCTTGCAACGCAACTCGGGCTTATGCCCCCTAAAAAGGTTATGGGCGCGGCAGAATCTGCTAATTTGAACACTATCGTGAACGCACCAGACGCCCTCTGGCTTCTTGGTAATGCCCAGGTAGATGTAGTTGATACCGCTTCGAAAGTCTACACCCAATTTGGTAACAGTATTGGGCTCTACAAATCCCAGCTCCAAACCCTTCAGGGTAGGACTGACGGCACGGTATCGGCAACTTCTGGCAATCCTGAGTTCTCTAAAACCTCTGCAGGCGTGAACATGCAGGAGCAGCGCACTAACGCTCAGGACAACTACTTGAAGCAAAAAGCTATGTCGGCGAGCGAGAAGATGATTGAAAAGATGATGAACGTCCACATGGCACAGATGCAGGGGGCGGACATACTCGACGTAGCTGAAGAAGACATCGAGCGCCTGACAAAAGCCGGATACTTTGATGAGAATCCTAATACCCCTGAGCCATCCGCTGGCGAACTCGAAATTATGTACGATGACATTAAAGATACCTTTAAGTTTGAATACGATGCTGAGCCAGAATCAGATGATGATGAGAAAAACCGCTGGCTTGAGTTGATTGACATTGCAACGAGCAATCCAAACGTTATTCCTGGTCTTCAAGCAAGTGGCTGGCAATTTGATTTAGGCGAGGCAATGAAGAAGGTTATCTCAGCTAGTGGTGCTAACGGATGGGAGAAGGTGCTTGTAAAAGTAACACCAGACGCTATGGCAACTGGCGCGATTGACCCTGCAACAGGTATGCCAGTTGAGCAACCGCAAGAACAGACAATGGATATGCCTGGTTCAGCAGAATTACCAGTTGAGTCTCAAGAAATGACCCCATTACAGGCCCCACAAGCGCCGCAACAGGGACAAGATGAGTTGCAATCCATTATGAGTACCTACGGCGTAGACGAGGCTACTGCTGCCGCTGTACAGGAAGCACGGGCCCAAGGGTTCAATGAAGATGAAATTATTGAGTACTTAATGAACGAAGGGGGCCAATAATGGACGATTCAGCACTTTACACCGGCGTTGATGGCGAACAGACAGGACAATTTGGAAATGAATCAGTTGATGAGAATGTTCAGCAAAAACTTGATGAACAGCGCAAGTTATTAGCTGAGCTAACACCACAGCTTGAAGGTATTGTCAACATGATTGAGGCAGAGCGCAAGGATGTTGTTGAAGCACTTGCTGATCTTATTGATAAATCATCTTCAAGTGACGATGTTGACCGCGCCGAAATTAAGGCAGCCGCCCGGTATCGTAAGTATCTTGATGTCCTTATGACGAAGTTCCGCCTTGCCTTACAGGAGACAAAGAAATGATAGAGGACACACCAGAGGAAGAAATATTTGACATTGGCGCCATAGAGCTTGCGGCCACGCTTCAAGATGCCCATCAAGAGGGGAATTACCTTGTGGGAACAACTGAAAAAGGTATTCGGTTCCGTCATCGTATTCCTCACGGCAAAATGCTTTCAAAAAATACGAAAGGAGAGTTCATTTTGATAGACCTCGTCACTGTCTAAGGGATGGTGCTTGGTAACCTACGGGTTATCTCACAGCGTTCCCTAGCGCTCGATCGCCCACGTTACGGGTAGAGGCTCGCCACCTATTCAACGGCAGTAATTATTAAGGAGAAACAATGGAAGACGAACAGTCAACCGCCCCGCAACAAGCGGACAGTCCAGCAGAGGACCAAATACTATCAACCTTAAGTGATACGGAAGACCAAAACTCATCAGAGCCAGTAGTCGAGGAAACGCCTGAAGTTGAAGCACCCGAGGCTGAGGTAGAGCAAACTACTGAGGAATTACCAGCGGAATCCGAGGAATTGCAAGCCGAGGATGATCCAAAGGAAATTGCTCGCAAACAATATGAGGTACGGCAGCAACTACGAGCCGAACGAGAGGCCCGTGTACGACAAGTCACTGACCCATATGTCGCTGAAGCAACCGAAGCCGGAGATGAGGTGGAAGCCCGCCTCCGCAACATGGAAGCTGATCGCTATATAGAGAAAGTGGAGCGTGTCACTGAGTCTTTCGTCAACGAGTTTGAACGAGCCAAAGCCGACCCCGACCTACAAATCTTTAACCCAGAGAATGCTGAGACGTTCAACCAACGAGCGTACGACAAAGCTTTGCGTGATTTCAACGCCGGCTACATTGAGTACGACGGGAACGGCAACATGATCGGGCTTAAGGGTTCACTAATAGAACATCTTAAAGAGACTGCGGAACTTCTCAATAGTGCTCAGAAGTCCGGTGCAGTCCAGCAGGTCAGGGCAACCCGCACCATGCGTGCGAGTGCCGACACAAAACCAGCCGCGACACCAAAAGCACCCGAAAAAGACCAAATTTTGGAGATTCTACAGTCCGACTAAAAGGACATAGAAATGGCACAAAACTACGCAGCAGCGCACCTTAAAGCAGTTGATGAGCGAGTATTTCTCGAATCAAAGACAGCTGGTCGCTTCGCAAATGATCTACGCCTCGACTTCAACGGTCGTAACAGCGTAACAATCTACAACGTTAACACCGTCGCTGAAGTTGATTACAACCGCGCAGAAGTTAACGGCAGCCGCTTTGGTCGATTGACTGAAGTTGGTACCGGTACACAGACCTTTACCCTTTCACAGGATAAGGCATTCAACGCCGCTATCGACCGCGGCAACTACGAAGACAGCCAAATGGTTACAGAAGCTGCTTCATTTGTTAAACGACAAGTCCGTGAAGTTATCACACCAGCATTGGACATTTACAACCTTGCTACGTTGACTTCATACGCTATCACAAACAGCCAAGGTGTTGTAGGTGGTACGGCTGTCGCTTACAACACAATTTACAGCTTGATACTTGCACAGCAAGCCGCTCTTGACGAACTCAAGTACCCAGAAGATGGCCGTACCCTTTGGATTACGCCAACGAACTTGAACCTGCTCAAGCGCGACCCAGAGTTCATGAAAGCTTGCGACACAACTGTTGCTGACCTCAAAAAGGGCATCATCGGTCAAGTAGACGGCCTGACAATCGTCAAGGTCCCAGCAAGCTACATGGTTACCAAGTTCGAGTTCATGATTACCTGCAAGAACGTTGCAATCGCAATCAACAAGTTCAACATGATCCGCACACTAGACAACGATAGCAATATTGATGGCTGGTTAGTACAGGGTCGCCGTTACTTCGACTGCTTCATCCTTGGCCAAAAGGCAACAGGTATCCGCGTTTACACAAAAGCTTAATTGATTAAGGAGACAATCTATGCAAGAAACTAATGGCGATGGTAGCCAACTAAGCAAACCTGGAATGTATAGGCACAAAGAAACTGGTGTGGAAGTATACCTGGAGCAAACGCCCCCATACGGCACGCCAATCATCGACGCCTTTGTACGACTCGGCTATGTCTATGTCGGTGACAAACCAACAGAAGAACCAGAAGTTGTTTCCGAGACAAAAGCTAAAAAATAACTAAATAGGCCGCCGACAGATTGTCGGGGCTATGGAGAAAAGAAATGGCAAACAGCACAACTCTTTACAAATTACCTGATGGTCGCGTTGCAGTTGATGTTACCGAGAATAAAACTCTCGCTGACACTGACTGTGGTGTGGTTCAGGTCGTAAAGACTGACGCTATCACAATCACGCTTCCTTCAACGGTTGTTGGTTACAACTACACTATCCGCAATGGCGGTGTAAAGAAGACCGGCTCAACCTTTGGTTCAGGCGATGATGGCTCAGTATTAGTAGCGGTTTCACCTGCTGCTGCGGACAAAATCGCAGGCTTGCAGTTTACTGCTACTGACAACAAAGACGTCCTTAACACGAAGGCTACCGCTAAGGTTGGTGACGAAGTTACCCTCATTGGCGACGGCGTAAACGGTTGGATGGTCAACAAAGTTATTGGTACTTGGGTTTCTGAGTAGCCTAACTAGCCTCCGGGGAGCGGGCTTAAAATGCTCCCCACCTTATTAACTAACCAATCTCCACTTTTACAGACGACTAATTCCTGAGTGAGTGAAGATTGAGGAGAACATACAATGGCTTTTAACGGATTCCCACGTGGACAACTCATGGAAATACAGGCTGGCGTTCGCCCGCTTGCTGCAATGAAGACGTTCACGTTTTCAAACACAGCTGGTGCCGGCGCTCTACCAAGCACAATCCCACTCTTTAGGGTAACTGGTGCCGTACTACTCTGCTTGCGTGGATATGTTGAGACAACCCTTGCTGGTGCCTCGGCGACCCTAGTCCATGGCAAAGCGGGAACAACGAACGATTTAATTCCAATCCTGACCTGTACGAACATGGTCGCTGGCTCAGGTATTGACTCAACAAGTGCTGTTGTTGCCCGCGGCACAGCACTTGCAAAGACACCACTGAAGACTTACTTTGACGGCGAGATAATCAACGCGACAAGTGCTACCGCTGCAATCACAGCAGGTAAGATCAACTATATCTGTGACTTCATTCCTTTGACTGAAGGCGCGGGAGTAGAGGCGCTCTAATATGGACAAGCGTGCAGGGCTCCGGCAATATTACCAAGCAGAAGCCGAAAAACGGACTGCTGATGATAACTTTGCACAAAGAACTGCACAGTTGAACGCACTGGAGGAGACTCTTATTAGTGCGTTCAACACGCTTATCCGCTTCATGGACGGAAAGACTACCAAGACAGAGGTAGTAAACCAGCTCAAGAGCATTGCGACGCCTGACGTTGCAAAGGTCGTAGCGGCCGTTGAGAAGTTAGACGCTGATATGCTCGCCAATAAGGTAGATATGAAGCCCGTGATTGATGCTATGAACGGCGTCAAACGCGAACTATCCCTTATCCCCAAAACCCATCCGACGTTTGAACAAAAAGAGTCGGTCAAAGTTACCAACCTGTCTGAGATAAAGCTTGACACTGTACCACTCGAAAAAGCAATCAAGAACCTAAAGCTCAACCCAACAATAGATGTGAAATCACCCGTGGTTAACGTTGACGCTCCAGACTTATCGCCATTGAAAAACGTTATGCTTGATTTGCTCCAGGCGGTCAAAGCGCAGAAATTCGACATCCCAGCCTTTCCAACTATTCCAGAGACCGACCTATCGAAGGTTGAAAAGAAACTCGATGAGTCCAATAAACACTTGAAGGCAATTGCGGACAAAAAAGGCAACTCAGGTGGAGGGGGCAACGGAACACCATATATTGACGCTGACGGAAAACCACTTAATGTCATATTGGATGACGGATTAGTTCCAATTCGGGTAGACAGTGACACAACAAGCGCTCTTGAAGAGATACAAAGTGCAATACAGTCGATTGCTTCAACAAGAGGCATTGCTGGTGATATACGCGTCACCCTACTATCTGGCACGGTATCGACAGTGACAAACCTGCAGCAAGCCGGGGGACAACCGGCGAATCAGCTCATACCATCAAATCAAAACCTCATAGCCGTATTAGGAAATATTAATAACATAGGAGCATAATTGTGGCGACTCAAAATAACATACCAGTATTACATAGAAAAGAATGGCAGATGATGACACCTGCCCCTACCGCATCTGTTGCAGGTGCTTTTGTTATTCCGTCATATAGTGGCAACTTTAATAATGCATTGTATGTTGCTAGCTCAACAGCACATTATTTATACAATCATGATGAAGATGGTTGGTTACAGATTCCTTCTGGTGCATTAGCTGGTACATTTGGTGCTGGTGCTTGTGGGGTATTTCACCCTTGGAGCATAAATTACACAGCGAATGGTGGCTCTACTACGAGTGTAACTGTAGCTGCTGGCACGCACAACATAACAGGACGTGCTGTTGACCAGACTATTGAGCTTATCAGTGCAGGTTCTAGTAGTGGACATCGTGCTACCGTAACGAGTATTTTGAATAATGCTGGTGCTGGTACTATTACGTTAAACTTCACACCTGCTGCTCCGTCAGCAATTCTTACGTCTCATACGTTTAGGGTTACTACTGGTAAGTACTACGTTATGAATGCTGGTACAATTGCTGCTGGTATATTCAAGGTGTTTGATGTTGCAACTATGGCATGGCAAGCAAACCTTGGCACTACCAATCTCCCTGCATCATGGGGTACTGATGGAAAGTTGGTTCTTGCTTACAACTTTGGTGAGATATTTGCTACTGGGACTGCTACTGGTGGTGCTGCATCTACATTGACTAACTCTGCTAAGACATGGACTGTAAACCAGTGGACTAATTACCAGATTCGCATCACTGCTGGTACTGGTATAGGTCAGGTAAGGACTATTGCAAGTAATACTGCTACTGTTATCACAACGAGTGCAGCATGGGCCACTAACCCTGATGCGACAAGTCAGTATGCAATAGAAGCCAATGAAGACTGGCTATATTTGCTAGGTAATAACGCAGTGACTATGTATCGCTACTCGATTAGTGGAAATACATGGACTGTTATGGCTCCTACTACTGCTCGTTCTGCTGCTCCTGGTGCTGGAATGTCAGCAAACGCTATTGGAATAACTGGCGATGCTTTATGGGCTAACGAAAGTGCCATATTGAATGGACGATACATCTACTCTTTGCGTGGTGCTGGTGGCTCTAGCCTAGATAGGTTCGATATAGCTGGCGGTACATCTGGCGCAGGAGCATGGGCTGTAGTTGCTACTATATTGACTGAAACGTTTACTACTGGCTCGTCAGCATTCCCTATGGGAGAGTTCTTGTACATCAGGAAAGACGCAACAAACAGGTTCTTCAAATATTCAGTAGTGGATAATGCTATGAGAGCATTTAACACTAACCTTTATCCAGATGGTACAGCAATCCTTGGCAATAAGATATGGGTAAAGAACCTGACATCATCTGGTCAGGTAAAATGGGTATACAGTTTGCAAAATAGTGGCACGGCGCTCCACCGCGTTATGGTTATTTAGCGACTACTGTGGTATAATAAAAATCAATAGAACCCTTGCCTCAACGTAGATAGGGGGACAGGGCTGCTCCATCGTGAATGCCACTTCATCTGCTCCGTCGCGAATGATGATTAGTAAAGCAATTTATTAACATCATTCACGATATTTATATCTACAAAACTAGATTTTTCGTGGATAACGAGAGATTCGGTAGACTGAACTGGTTATTGACAAATCAGAACTTTTTTGGTATAACGGAGTTGTAATGAAAAAGCGAATTGTCATCATTTCAGCGATTCTAGCCGTCCTTACCGCCGGAACGCTGACATATACTACTTTCGCTCCAAAGCCCGCTGCAGTGGCCCCTACGCAAGCCACAGCGCAAGTTTTGGCACCCCCAACCGCGCAAGAGCTACTTGACGCAGTAAATGCTGAGCGAGCAAAGGCTGATGTTGCGCCACTAACCCTGAAGTCAACCCTGACACAGTCTGCGCAGTGGAAAGCAGATGATATGCGTGATCGCCACTACATGAGCCACTATGATCCAGTCACTGGTGAGAAAAACGGCCTGAAGTACTTTTGGTCGATCGACCCTTATACTTGCAAGACTATTAGCGAAAACTACTACTGGGCAAGTGGAGATTATCGCACGGTTAGTGAAACAGTAAAATGGTGGATGAATAGCAAGCTTCACCACGACGCGATGCTTGATCCAAAGTATGAGCTAACTGGATTTGGCATTGTATTTGCTGAGACCATGATAATTGTCGAGCATTTCTGCGACGTTGAATAATTAGTCCTGTCTACCGAATCTCTCCTCTCATGAAAGGGGAGATTTTTTATGGCAAATTTTTTGGGACAAGTAGCTGGGAATATAGCCGATATTGCTGGGACAGCGCTCGGTTTACCAGGTATTGGTTTATCCGAGTTTCTAGCGGGTGGAAGCACGGTTAATACAGGTAGGATCAGTGAAGGCGTTGGTCCTGTTACAACGGTTGATAAGGTAGACAAGGGGCAATATACCTATAAAGAGACCCCAGGTGGCGGAGTCCAGTATTTCCGAGATGGTGTGCCAATATCGAATGCTGTTTATCAGTCAGCTACCGGAGTAAATACGTCTGAAATCGAAAGAAACGTCAAGAGTTCATGGGATAGCCGTAACGCAAATAGAAACGGCAGAGGTAACACTGAAGACAACAACACAATCAACACTTCAGGTTCATATGGGTACAGCACACCATCTTACACAGCCGCTGACGAACGCGCCGCTTATGACGACCAAATTAGTGCCCTACAACGACTTTTAGGTTACACTGACACACAAAAAGCTGCCGGTTTGCAGTCAAATGCTGATAAGTATAACTACGAAAAGAAAACACTCGACGACCAGT